TTTCAACTCTCGCGTCGTGGGGGCCTTGTTCTCGTTAGAGAACAGTTCTAGTCGAACTCCTTGCGGAAGACCCAGCTTAACGCGCTTAACGAGAAGAGTTATTCATAACCCTTGCTTACAAAGATAGTTAGGCAACATTTAGTTGTTTATCCGTCTTGCCAAACGCGACATAGATGGGGGATTGTCGTTGTCGACCATGAGACCTTTCTTTGGTCCATTGGGAAGTCAACAATATCCGATCCAAGCAGTTTCAACTCACGCGTAGCTCTTTGAATCATCGAGAACGATCGTCTCTCGAGGCTTAACGCCTTTCTCGCGTCCGGCTTTTGGAAGAATAATTCTTCTACTGCCTTCGCAGAGTTAGGGGGGTACTTGAGCAATTCTTTTATTGCCCAAAATACCTCTACCTGAGCGATCTGAGCAAACATATCTTCGAGGAGATCTGAAGGCATTGAGGTCGAAAGACCCCATTGCTCCAGAGTTCCCGCAGACTTGTTTTGCAGATGTCTTAAAGTTAGAGTCTTCTGGATCATATTATATCTAGAAGACCCTATTGCTGCTCTACGAGAGTCTAACTGATAGGAAATCATCCGCCGAGACATCTCGTTCTCACGAGGTGACATACCGGGGAGTTTGATCTGGTGCATCTGTTCTCTAATCGAGTCCAAGGCATCCTGACGTTCCTTCAACGTTCTCTCAATCTTTTGGATGAAATGTATACACCATCCAAGATATTGAAGAGAATTTATTGTCGGAGACAGTTTACCTGTAATTAATTGCACAACGGTTGTAACCATACCATCTACGGGCTTAGCCCCTAGAAGGATAGGTAATACATGCCCTTTCGGAACTATGATCTCCATAAGAGGTCCTGGTGAGAGAGCGGCACGAAGTGCTTTAATCACTAAGATAGGCGTCTTTCCAACTGACAAGTTAGAAGAACAATATTCCCATGCTTGAGGCGATAAGAAAGCCTTAAGCACGGACATAAAGTCTTGCTTGATCCACCCTCTACGGACCATACGCACTACCGCTTCATATCGAGCTGGTAAATCTTTAATCGTGAGTTCATCACGAAGAGAGATGGGTGATAGGTCCTGTTTATCGGATATAAATCGATTAACAAAGGAGAATGAATCATTGACAGATGGTAGAGACTTATATAAGCCTACCTTAATGTCGAAACACTTGCACATCGTAAGATATGCGTCCGCTACGTCTTGCCCTTTTATGGTTATGTCATCTCCTACAATCGCATACTTGCGATACGGTTTGTACCGTTCACCAGTATACAGTTTAGACATATAAGAACCAAACTGTACCACCGAGTGATGTACTAGAGCTAACATAGCCCAAGAAGACAAGGCGCCCATAGGCTGCCCACGTGTATATTGAACTCTCGGGAAATCACAATCCTGAGGAGTCACGAATACCCGGTCTTGCATTAACCCCTTCCAAGCCAGGGAAGCTTTCTTACCTAACATATAAGTTAAACATTCTTCATAGAGTTGGATGGGGATTAAATCAGTAGCAGACTTCAGATCGAAAGAATAAGTTTTATCTTCTGACCACTGTTGTAAATAATCAGTGGCCCCTTCTTGGTCGAAGGTTCCATCTGTGTCTAACTGCTTCAATCTCCCAAACACCCAATCGTGTAGTGGGCGGAACGCACGTTGCGTCCACCAGTCCACTAACGCGAAGAGTCTAACTTTACCTGCAGGTTCAAACTTAGTTGATAATCTTCCGAGAATCAACTCTGACTTGAACTCTATTTCTTTCTTTCCTTTTGCTGTATCGATAATCTTCTTACCTTCTAGAGGTAAATATTTATGTAAATACTCTAGTAAGGTATGTTGAAAATCGATCAGGAATTGCAGGTTATGTAATTCAATCGCCCATTTATACAAGGGAGATTGTAACATAATTTCTACCCTAAAAGTACCCTCTTCCTTCTCAGGAAGAACCCTCATAATTGGGTTAGACATTACTGTCTGAGCGTACCATGCTATCGAATCCAACCCTATCCCAAAGTGGGACACTTTGGAATTTGGACTGGCCGAGAGCATGAAAGGTAGTGCCATTCCCTTAACAGCAGAGGTAAAGGAAGATGTGAGTGAGGTTAACTCATCCTTTATGCTCTTAACTCCAGGCGCAAAGAACTGTTTAAAGAACAGAGGAAGAAACTCCCGATATACATCCATATCCCCAGTATAAGCGGGATAACGGATGGTAGCGGTTGAGATGACCTTATCATAAGGTCCCTTAAAGCCTTTATACATTCCGAAAACGGAAGTCCACAACCGAATTTTGTTGTGCGACCGATCGCGTATTGCGGTCCTAACTGAGCGTGATAAAAGGACAGGGAGACCATTAGACAATTTTAATCTAATGCCGAACTGTTCGGTATTCTTTACCGGTTCGCCGGCCAAGAAAGCCATAACCACGTACAGTGCCGTTTTGTACCGGATTATAAGCTCTTTGAGGCCTCTCGTTCTTAACAATTCACGAGCCTGAGTTGAGAACCTCATACATTCGTGTATGAGTGCTTGTTTCTTATATGGCTTCCCAAGAATATGGTTCAAATGCATGAACCAAAGGAGGTGGATTTTACGTATATTTCTACACGTAACTTCGACCATGCCTTCACGGACCTTCATAAAACGACTACTCGGTATACGAGATCGCATACTATTCGCGAATCTCCTAGCGAGCCTCTCTATATATCCAATTCCTCCCTTTCGGGGGGGGGCTTTGGGCCCATAGTTAGAGGAAGATGTTTTAGAAGAGGATCCCCGGGATAGACGAACTTCCTCAGGAGTTGGAGCGTGATCTCCAGGACGAGCTACAATTACTAACTCGTCACCCGTCGATAAACAGGTTTTTACTAGAGCTAAGTATTCCTTAGAGCTCATGTATAAGAGCCCAGATGGATCATTAGGATCTATCACGACATACGGTCTTTTCGACTGGTGCGCCCAATCTACTTCGAGCCTCCAGTCCTGAATAGTTTTACTATTCTGAGAAAGAAGACGAGACGAATGGAATGCCCTTAGGCCAAGCAAACTAAATGCCGTAAGGTATCTGGTTGGTAGAGGATAGGTACGTTGTACTGAAAGCATTCTTTAGATCTTCGTAAGAAGAGCGAGCAGGTCGGGACACGCGCCCGATTCTTCCCGGAATTTCACCCATAGCCCTTTCGAGCCGTAGGATCCCGAACCGGAACTACTGGTACAGTCGTAGGCGTGTTGTTCCATTCATGGAGGAATGGATCTGGTAAGACTAACCCTATCCTCTATTTCTCATATAACAAAGAAATATTGGATAACCAAATCAACACTTGACTAAGGTGTATAACTTGGTCCCTCTTGGGGTAGGAGGTTAACTTACCCGGGTGTTCCAGCTTTGCTGGTGTCTGGTATGAAAGTCTGATCAGTTCCACTCTATATAGACCAGCGATAGTAAAGGATCCCGTTTCAGAGATCCCATGTCGCACCAATGGTTTGCATTGATGGACTTTTCATTCATATTCCCAGGTAGGTCCTTAAATGGACCAAC